ATTGCGTGGATGTTTGATGTGGAAGGCAATTTGATGTGGAGAAAATTTAACCTTGTTACCCTTCGTGACTTTAAGCTCTATTGTAAAAAAGTGGCCCCTAGCATTGCTGACCAGTAGATCAGGAGTCCCATGTAAGCTATGATTTTCAAGTCGAATAAGCGAAAAATTACTAAAAGATTTTTTAACTTTTTGGTATAATTTACGCTCTGGCGCCATAAGTTTTTTAGAGTAACACTGTCATGCATTAATAGTCCTTCTGAAGTTTATCTGGCAAGATAAGACTCGAAGGTTTCTCTGTTTTTAAAACTAATCTATGTGCGTTGTGACCGGGCTGACCTAAGATTGGAACTGTGTGCTCATGCACTTCCATTCTTCTAATCTGATACAACTTTCCATCTCTTTCTACGTAGATTTGTGCATTCTTAATTGCATCAGATCCTTTCGTAAATTGACTCAAAAATAATTGCAAGTCCTGTACTCTCATAAAAAATTCTTAACTTGTCGGATCTTGACTTTATAGGATAGTTACCTTAAATTGTCAACATGGGTTTACCAAAAAGACTAACAGAGATGCAACAAAGATTCGCCGAGTTTTTAGTATTCGGTGGACCTGACGGACCTATGACTCAATCCGAAGCAGCACTCGCTGCAGGGTATAGTCCTAAACGTGCAAGACAGGAAGGCTCAGAGTTATGTAACCCAAGACTATCACCGCTTGTTGTTAAGTATATTGGTGAGCTGAAAGAAGAAAGATTAAGAAAACATGAAGTAACTTATGAAGGTCACGTTGCAGAACTTGCAAGACTTAGAGAAGCCGCTTTGAAAAAAGGATCATTCTCTTCTGCAGTGAATGCGGAAGCAAACAGAGGAAAAGCAGCAGGATTGTACATAGATAGAAAAATAATAAAAACAGGGAAACTAGAGGACATGTCAGAACAAGAACTAGAAGCAAAAATGAAACAACTTTTAACCGACTACGGACAGATAATTGATGTAACTCCATCTAAAGTTTCTGAATCTTCTTTACCCAATTCCGAGGAATCATCGTCCGATCCCCAAAACTAAAACTACCATCATCTTCTCTATCGTATGATGCAAATAGTTTTATAGAATTTTTATCTTTTGAATATAACCAACCTTCATTAACAGGTCTAGCCAACTTCATCTTATCAAATTCTTTTTCATTAGCCCAGCCCGAATCGCTCACACAGTCGATCCACTCCACTCGGACTTTCGGATAAGGTATATCGGGAGTTATAGAGGCAATAGCTTTTCTTCTTTTCCTAGGCATAATACTTTTTACTATATATAGGTTTCAAAATAAATAATAATATATATCTACTTTAAGAAATATGAAAAGGAACGTGGAACTTTTTCTATTTTTGAGCTATTATCCTTATGTAGTGCGAATAATATTCGTTCCGACCAAGTTCCATGAGGGTAACACCCGTGGAACTTATAGCACTTCTCTTGTCTTATTTTCGCCATAATGTTGCTCAATTGCTGCCAACTTGTCTTCTGCCTCTGCAATTTTCTGTAATAATTTGTCAACTTCCAATGTAATATCTGGGTGTTCCGGTATTACTAGCTCGTGCTCACTGAAACATTGTATTTTATACTTAGCATCTGCTATGTCAGCTTCATATTTCTTCTTTAGAACCATTCTAAGTTTGTCATTCATAATTAATTATCCCTTACTTTTTTAAAATCAGCTAATGTTTCATGATAAGAGTCTTCATCTTTCTCATGACCTGGAAAAAAATTATTAGGTCCATCAAAATCTGCTCTTTCTACAAAACAAATAAAACATTCTCTTTCTCTTGGTTCAGGCATAAATGGTATGGGCACCCTGTTTTTATCTCTATTCTCAGGCAACTCACCTTCTCTTAACATACGATCACACGTATCACATTTTATATTAGTCATTTGTATCCTCCTCCATAGTTTCATTACCATATTCGTCTTTGTATAATATCCATGACTTTTCACCGTCATAGTAGTATCCTGATATTTCACGCTCCATTAAAAAAATCCTCCGGGTTAATATTTACTTTTGCTTTCTCTTTTTCATCAAAAATTAGGTCATGATACATGTCTAATCTTTTCAAAAACTTATGTTTATAGCGCCTTAATTCTGCCCCATTTACGACAAATTCTTGATAATATAGGTCAGGCGTGCATACCATGATAACTCCTTGTTCAATGTTTGACTTGTGGACGTAGTCATGGGCCATGGCGTATGCTGCGATTTGCAGATAATAATCTTCGATCCATTCTTTCTTCTTCGGACGGTTAGCTTGCTTGAAGTCAACAACAGTTTCAATACCGTTATGTAAACAGACAAGGTCTGTTGAACCTGCGTATAGACCCGGATAGTATAACGTAACTTCCGAACCATACCACTCATCAACCGGTGTGAGACCCACGTCAATAACTTTTTCGGCCATGGCTTTCGCCTCCTGTCCGAGTGCTGTAAGATCATCGTAGCCAGTTCCGAGGATATAGTGTTCCAGGAATTTGTGCATAGCTGTCCCCCTATTACTAGATAAGTTTTTGATTCGTTCTGCTTCTTTTTTTCCAACTTTAGCTGTCCAATCTTTTAGAAATTGTTTATCTTTGGTGGCTCCTAATATCGTAGTCACACTAGGAAGTCTAGCCCCAAGTATATCATAGATCCGTGATCCATGTTCCTCGTGTCTTGTAGCACTTACATAGTTATACTTATCACTGCGCTTGATCTTTCGACCAATATTCTCGTATTCTAACAAATCTTTCTCATTAATCATAATTTAGCTAACCACCAAGAGATTCTTCTCTCGATCCTTCTATCTCGTTTATCGTAGCATCCTACAATAAAAGTTTTACCACTTTTTAATTTAGCTACACTTTCTAATATTTTATCTCTAGTCATTCATCTTATTAACAATATACCAGGCTATCAAAAAGCCTAGAAACGTTACTCCTATACCTACAAAGAATAGACCTATCATATCTTTTTCTTCAACTCCTTTAGATACTCTTCGTCTTCATTCTTTAACATACCTTTACGTACCTGTGATAATGGTGCTGAGTCATGGACATTACCCGATACGGATACTCTCACACAATCAGAGTTAAACGGACTGACCCAGTGTTTCAACCACGCAGGAAATATAAACATATCACCTTCTTTCGGAAAGTAAGACATATAGGTTACAGCGTTTCTAGGTCCTTCACCATACATAAACTGTATGCCTCCAGGTCCACAGCTCTTACCCTTGTACGCTTCGTTTTCTTTTTTTAATTCATCAGGTATCGCTAAATATATTACAAAAGATAGTTTACCATCATGATCATGTGGTGGGTTAAACTCATACTGTCGTTGAAAATTACACCACAACGCAGTCAAAGCGTATTCTGGATTACCATGTTCGTATCTTTTATTCTGATATCTTTGAAATGCCTCATCGTAGATACCAAGATATGGAGATAGATAGGGTATGATCTTATCACGTTGAGCATCACTATATCCTCGCTCCTTTGCAATCTGTCCTGCTAGTCTATCACTAAAATCCTGTTCAGATTTTTTAGCTTCATCTAATAATATCTTTTTAAAATCATCTTGTATTTTAAATCTAGTCACACAAGGTCCCCAGTTAAATGTATTAACTGATATCTTTATCTGTTCTTTTTCTTTTGCCATTGTTCACTCCTTAATATTTTTACATGTTCTCGCCACGCCCACGAACTTAATTGTCCAGACCAACCCATGATCCACATATAAAACTTTAACATCATTCTAAACTCATTGTTTGTTTATATTCATCTAATGATACCACTTTACCACTCATTACGTAACCTGCGTAATGTTCTATCACTTGATTAATTTTAGGTAGCTTCGTATGCGCCCATGGCCAAATCAAACAACAAACATAATATGCATCTCTAAATGTGCAACGCCATTTGTATTGTTTTAAATAAGGTGTACCATCTTTACGTAAACCTTTTCTTGGTTTGTGATTAAAAGTTCCGCAACCTAAAACCTCGTGCACCCACATCAGAACAGATGGATCTGTCATTGTAATTTCCATGCTAATACGCCATGTATTTGCATATCTATATCCTGGTTTACCTCTGTGTTTCTTTTTCTTTTCTTTTACTTTCTTGTAATAGATACTACCTTCACCATCAAAGAGTCCTGCTATGTATGCTCTATCTGTTTCTGGTACCATCAAACGCCCGCTTTCCGTGCACGTACTAACGGGTCGCCAAAGGCTCGAATACTCAGGGTATGTTTTACGAATCCCGATATGTAACCTCCAGAGGTGTTTAGCGCGTAGCATTT